TTTGGTTTTTTGCTCGTAACACCCGGTGTTATTTGTATTTGTTACGCAATGACCCCAAACATCCAGATACCTGGGGGTTACCCGGTGGTAAGGTTGAAGCCGGCGAAACTTTACTAGGAGGTATGGAAAGAGAATGCACCGAAGAACTAGGTTGCTTTCCTGCTTACCAAAGATTAATTCCTTTGGAACGCTTTACTTCTACAGACATGGGGTTTGAGTACAACACCTGGGTATGTGTAGTAGATCAAGAATTTCAGCCCACACTCAACAACGAACACATTGGTTATGCTTGGATTACATCAGGCACATGGCCTAGACCCATGCACCCTGGTCTATGGAGCACCGTGAATATTGAAGAAGTGCAAAGCAAACTCACTGCGGTTGAACGCAGTGAACTTTTTTAATCAAAGAAAAACATCTGCCATAGTCTAGAGTTTTTTTGGTTGTAACCAAAATACTCTGATGCTGAGTGTAGATATCCTGCGTTGAAAATTACCAGTCGGTTGTAGACGTTGCCAAACACATCCACAGGTTCGTATATGGTGCGATCAAAGTTACGACTTTCAGGAGTAAAGCAACTGTAGATGTCAGGGTGACTTAGATGCCTAATGTCAGTGCCTTTTTTGGCATAAGTTGTGGTACCACACTGATAGGGTGCATCGGGAGTAAGATACAACATGCCTGCCCAGGCTTGAAGATCGCAGTGGTATACCAATGGTTCGCCAGCTTCACAAGTTTGGAATCGACCGTTCATGCCGTGGTCTTCCCAACGTGTGATTTTACGCCCCATGATTCGCTCAAATTCTTCTTTGAGTCCGGGAAACAAGAATTGCTTTGCTGTTCGTGTGCCAATGTAACCTTGCTCTCCGTCGTTGTTGACTTGATACTCTTGTGCCAACGCAAACTCGCGTATGGCATCAGGATCTTTGAGGAAATTGTCTACTATCCATGATCCGTTCATGTAATCAGGATTTACACGATCACAGCGAATGTATGGCACTGCGGCCAGAGCAGTGGTTTCAACTACCACAGGTTTTGCAACAGCGTTAATCTTAGCTGGAAACATATAGTCTGGAGCATATTTTATCCCCAACGAAACATCACGAAGTTGAGCAATTGTGCCAGCATCTACCAATTCAGGATGTACCCACCAATCTTCATAGCTGTGAATTTTGTTGTAAGCAACATCGCTGACTACTAATTCATATCCTTGTTTACGCAGGTATTCTCGGCTGGCATCTCGCACCGATTGATTCCAGTAAAAATCATGCTCAAACGTGACCACAGCAAACCGGTGTTTGTCAAAAGGAATGCGTTTAAGTATTTCAAATGTAACTTCAGGAGGATCGCAGTCTAATTGCAGGTAGTCAATGTCTTGCGGCAATCCGAACCCTGCCATGGTCTTAGCATAGTCAATTTTGGTAGCATCAACACATAGCACCCAATTGTTGCGCTCAGACATGAATTGTTCAACTTTGTGTTGATCAAGGTCTATGCTTAGACCGCGCCAGGCAAATTCAGTTTCTAACAATGCAGTATTGTTGCCTTTAAATGGTTCAGCACTACCTACTTCAACATAGGTACCGTTGCGGCGGCCTTTGGTTGCGGCCAGCACAAACAGGTCTTGAAAACTTTGACTATAGTTGCGTGTAATGCGTTCTAGGCCAGGGAAGCTGCAACGTATTTGATCTTTCTGTTTGGGGTCATACAAAGTGTGTGTAAATGGATAACCAAGATTTTTTAAATTGTTGTCCACAGCTTGAGAGAACATTGCATTCATCTTGTAAGTTACTTTGAGATGATACATTAGTTCTCGACTCTCATCGCAATTACCTACCCACCATAATGCCACAGCTTTTTGGAACCACAGTGCATACTCGCCAGGATATTGGAGATCAGTACCCAATGGTTCGCTACTGAAGTCTGCTACATTGCAGCCCACTGATGCAACAAAAAAACTATCATGCCACTTTTTTTGCCACTCGTAGAGTCGAGCCAACAAAAAGTACGCTTCGGGCCGACGTGGTAAAAGACTAATGGCTTTTTGCAGAATAACACTTTCGGTGTCATCTCTAGTTTTTTGTTTTTCAAAGCACAAAGACATTCGCAACAGTGCGTGATATTGTTGTAAATCGTCGGCGGTGCGTTCGGCAGTGCGTAGATAAAAACTTATAGCTGCGCCTGTTTGGCCTTGAGCTTCGTAATCTTGCCCTAGAGCAAAGTTTACGTCTGGATTTTCAGTGTTTTGAATAAAAGTATCTAAGTTTTTCATTGTTTTACAAAATTTATCACTTGTTCTTTGCGTGGGCTTACACCGTTTTCGCAACTATTGCAAAGTTCATAGGTAGTTTGATCTTGTGGAATAACATCTTCGTAGCTCTGTTCAAACAAGTTACCAATGATATGGTCTAAACCATAATCCATACAGCACAGACTTACGTCGCCGTTGGGTAACAACACATTGTGATACAAATGCTCTACACAACCGCAGGTACGATTGCCGTCTGCATGTGTAACTGCATTCCATCTATCCTTGAGTGTGATCAACTGCGGCTTCAACAAAGCTTCACGATGTAAGTTGCCAGCGCGACTATACATTTGATAGTAAGGTGCTGATTCAAAGATATGTTTGATGCTAGGATGCAGTTCTGGACCCATGCTCATGACTTGGAAGTTCTGAATCCTGTGATTATTGTCTCGCAGCCACTCCAGAGTTTTTATGAAGTTGGGAGTAATAGGATGTTTTGCTAACATTTCTGAGTCAGGCAAGTGCAAACAGAATCCACCATTGGGATTGCCAGCGAATGGAACGTCAGCAATAGCTTTGCAATCTTCTATACTCAATCCTACTCCGGTGGTAAACACACTGATTGGGTGCCCCTTTTCGTGTGCGTACAACAGCATGTCTGTTGCATACTTGTTCATCCAAGGCTCTGTGAAACCAGCAAAAGTGATGCGCACATCCTTAGGAACTTTGTCAATGGCTTTCTTAAAATTGTCCAGTGTTAAGATACGTGTGCCAGTATAGGTTTTTTCCAGCAGCCGTTGTGGGCAGAACACACAGTCTACAATGCAACCTTTTTCAGGAATAATTGTTGTAATTTCCAGGGTAGGTGCTGGATAGTTCTGCCATTTTTGTTTTACCTGACCAATAGCTAGTTGCGTTGGTGCTGCTGTAGATAATGTTATAATCTCTGGTTTTTGACGTAGCGGCACTTGTTGGCTGGGGTCTCTGTTGTCAATATAGAGATTTACAGCACTGTATTTTTCAATAAACCAATCTTCCCACAGTGCCCACTTCATATCTACATAGTCTAGAGTCAACATTTGGTGGTTAGGTAAAACTTTGAGATAGGTATCTCTAAAGTGTCTAAATTGTTTTTTCTGTTCTGGAGTATGCAAGTGGAATTCTCCTGCAACTTTGCGAACGTTTTTCAATACCCAATCAAAGTTTTCATCATTGAACAAGTTGTATTCACCACCTTCGCAATCAGTCTTTAAAAAGTCAATGTGATCAATGTTATATTGTTGTTTGAGAGTTGGCCAACTTATGGTATCTAGCATTTCGCCGTCGGTGCCGTCACTGATGTGTAGTTTAGCAGGATCAAATTTGCCAGTGATATAGTTTTTGCCGTCAGCTGCCCCAAAGCCTTTTGGAACAACTTCAGCGTTGATTCCATTGCGCTCAAAGTTTTCACGCATGGTGGTTACCAAATCTTGTTCCATCTCCAAACAGATTGTACGACCAGGTTTGCGATCTTTGATTGCATATGGGAATACACCCACGCTAGCACCAAGATCTAACACAACGTCGCCTTGTTCAACTGGGAAGAAACGTTCGTAGACTTGATCTTTGAATATCTCATCTTGAACCTGCTGATGAAACCATTTGTGTCTTGCAATCTTGCCCCAGCTGAATGTTCCGCGACTCTGCGGAGTTACTGTATGTGTCAACGATTCATTTTCCCACAGCAATTGATCCAGTTGATCTTTGGGCATTTTGAGAATGTAAGCGGCGTTGTCTTGGAATCCAAAACTCAACAACAAATCACCTTTCCACCAAGCAGCACCACAGCAAAACTCAACATCGGCTCGCAGGAAGTTAAAGCTGTCGGTGTACTTGATCAGATTCCAATTTTTGTCCCAAACAATAAATCTGTGTTCGTATACAGCATCTTTTTCACCTGTTTCGTGTTTGGTTAGATCAACTTCGTGTGTTACCGCCAGGTAATAATCGCCATAGGGTATGACTTGACTACTACCCCTAAAATCTGGCACACCAGGAATATAACTAGCTTCGTCCAAATGCACTGTGACTGCGGTTTTAGACGCAGGATCTACCTTGACTACTTCTGTAGGATTGCTCCATTTTACATAGTGATAGGGTTGATCCAACACTGGCATCCAATTCTTTTCGCAATAGGTGTTGTTGGCGCCCGGAGCTGGCAATCTCACACGAGAAATTTCTTGTGCAAAGGTAGTTTTGGCTTTGATCTCGCTGAGTTCCATTCTACCTTCACCGTGTGTGGTAGTGTCT